CTACCAAACGAACTGACTAACTATTTTGCCGTATCTGACCTATGTGGTGGCAAGGATGATGATATATTAATGAGCATGAAATGGATAGTATGCGATGACGAGTGGGGTGGCAAAATGGCAACTAATTACAAGTACATGAAAGCCAAATCTGGACAGACTTCATCCACATTAAGACGAGCATACGGCAAAGACCATGAGGATATAAAGCGACTGGCTATGCTTTGCGGAACTTCGAATGATTCCGATATTATAACAGACAGCAGTAACAGGCGTATCGTTCCTATCCACGCCTCGTCAATCGACCTGAATACTTACTATGCTATTGACAAGACGGACGCACTAATCGAAGCGTACCACCGCTATACATCAGGAGGCGAATCGCCTTTCCTTAATGCTGAGGAAAACGAACTTCTTCAACTTATTTCGTCAAATAACACCGCACCCGATGTAAATGAGGAACTACTTTCCAAATATTACGAAATATGCGAACCGGGTGACCCATTCTCGATTACCATGACTGCCTCAGATATTGCAACATTTCTTCAATCCAAGACCCAACTAAGAATATCAAATGTTGTTTTAGGCAAAGCATTAAATCGATTAAAATTCTTAAAAATTACTGAGAGGCGAAATTCTCAGCCCCGGACGGTTTATCTTGTTCGACCAATTTCCGGACAAACTGAATAATTTCCTCCGAACTTCTAAAAACATTTACCTCAACGCCCTGCTCCATCCATTTTTGGTGCAGGGCTTTTTGATTTTCTGATAATTTGCCTTTTTCGCATTTAACTTCGATGTAATGCGTTTTTCCCTGCCAGATGAACACAAGGTCGGGAACGCCTGAGATAACGCCCTGAGCCTTAAATTTAGCCCCTTCACGAGCATTTGAGAACATTCCGTTCGGAACATGGAACAAACAGAGCCGAGTTTGGGGCAATTTGTTCCAAATTTCCATGATGGCTACCTGTTGAATTTTGCTTTCCGAGGCGAGGGGGTTGGTCGTAGTTGGGTTGTTTTTCATCTTACTACACTAAACGATTTAATTTTCAATAAGTTACGGCATTTGTAGTAGGTAGAGGTGGTAGTTTTTGCCGTTTAAACTATTTTTCAAAATTAATTTTCAAAATTGAATTGAAGAAAAAAAATTTAAAAAAAGTTAAAAATGCAAAAACAACCTACTATCTTACTCTAATATAAATAAATATATTAATTAATAATTATAATATATTTATTATTAGAGAGTTATAACTTGAAGTTTTTTTCAAAAGCGTAGTAAGTTGAGGAATTTTTCAACTTACTACAACTACCTACAACCTACTACACGAAAAAATTCATATTATACTAAAGTGCTCATTATTAAACAATTACAAATAAACCTAAATAAATTCAAATGAAATAAAACAAATGAAAATAAAATAATGTAAAAAATACTACTTTTGCCCCATGAACCACTACAAAAAACAATCAATCGAAACATTCGAAATGATGCTGAAAGTTTACGGCAAAGAAAAACTAATCAACTTTTGCGAAATAAACGCGTTCAAATACCGGATGAGGGCTGGCTATAAAGATTCTGCCGAGCAAGATATATCCAAGGCAATCTGGTACGAGAACAAAGCGAACGAGTTGAAAGAATCAAAGTAATTTCGTATATTTGCGAAATTCAGCATTGAATCAAAATGGCAAAAAGACAACCAGTTAAGCCAGTAGGGTTGACCGCACCCGAAGCGGTAAAAAATAAAGGGGGCAGACCCACAATATTTACTCAAGAATTAGCAGACCGAATCTGTGATGAAATAATGAAATCAGAAAAGGGTATTTTTGCCTTATCTGAATCACTTGATTGGTTTCCTGCACCCAGTTCTATTTATTTATGGCTTGACCAATACCCAAAGTTTTCGGAGTGTTATACGCGGAGCAAGCAAGCCCAATCAGACCGAATGGCTGAATCCTGTCTGGTTATTGCAGACGATTCAAGCGGAGATACAATCGAAACCAGCAAGGGCTTAGTTGAAAATCGTGAATTTACAAGCCGTTCAAAACTCCGAGTTGAAACAAGAATGTGGCTGATGGAACGGCTCTCTCCGAAAAAATACGGCAAGTTATCACAGGAGGCAGACCCAGCAAACAATCAAGCCGAACAATACCAACCGCCCCAAATAACCGTAAACATATCGAAGGAGGCTATTGATAAACTGAACAAATAAAATCATGGAAACATTTACAGCAGATTACGCAAGACAATTAGTCGAACGCTCCAAACTCAAAGAACTTGGATTGATTTTGGCAGACATCCACAGCGTTGCCGAAACCGGAGCAACTGAACTTGTATTGAGTTACAAGTTGAAAAACAACACCGAATTTGAGTTGAACAACCTCGGGTTCATGATTGAGACTAACGATATCTACACCTTCATCCGGTGGTAAAATGACCGAAGCCGAAGCCATCCAATTACATAAAGTTCTGGAAACAAAAACAGCCGAACTGATGGAGCATTTCGACACGGTTCAAATAGTAGTAACTCGACACAACCGACTGGATGAAACTACGGATATGATGTCCAGAGGTCGGGGCAATCTTTACGCTCGGGTCAGTTCAGTTGATGCTTGGCTTGAATCAATCGAATGACCGAACTAAATTGAGCCAATTGCGTATAAGTCAGTATGACATCAGAGGTATATTTAGAAGATTGCGTTTCAGGAATGAAACGATATGCTAACAATCATTTTGACTTGGCAATAGTTGACCCACCTTATGGGATAGGAGCAGACAAAGCCCAAAACAATACAGCACAGAGCAGGATAAAAGCTAATGGGACAAGTAAGGCAGGACGAGGCTGGAAGTTATACACTGATACGGATTGGGATAACGAAAGACCTACTGCGGAGTATTGGGCTGAATTGTTTAGGGTATCTAAAAACCAAATTATTTGGGGAGGCAATTACTTTACTGAATACCTGCCACCATCAATGGGCTGGATAGTTTGGGACAAGGGGCAAAGGAATTTCAGTTTAGCAGATGGCGAATTAGCGTGGACAAGTTTTGATAAAGCATTGAGGATATTTGAAATGAGCAGAGGTAAAGCATTAGCGAAGAACAATGAACAGGGAGGCAGATTTCACCCAACCCAAAAACCCGTTGCTTTATACGATTGGATTTTATCAAAATACGCCAAGCCAACCGACCTAATCTTAGACACCCATTTAGGCTCAGGAAGCAGTCGTATCGCAGCGTACAAAGGCGGTTTTAATTTTGTTGGATTCGAAATTGACCCTGAGTATTTCGATAAACAAAACAGACGCTTCCACGACTTCAAATCTCAACTAAGATTGTTTTGACCGAACTAAACGAAGCCCAACAACAGGCATTTTATTTACTCCACCATTCCGAGGCTAAAGAAGTTCACATGGTAACGGGCGTTGGAGTAGGAAAGACCTTTATGCTCGGGATGGCTTCGATTCCATTCTTATCCGTACCGAATAGCCGAGGTCTTATTTGTGCCCCTACCGTACCGATGATGAAGACTGCCACCTTGCCCGGAATCGAATCGGCATGGCAACGGGCAGGATTACAACCAGAACGAGATTACATCGTAAACAGGCAGATGAAGGGCGTTAAGCCTTATTCCCGTATCGGGTCGGAGAATGTTATTACCTTTCGATGGGGGTCTTATGCTGTATTAACCAGCCTCGAAAATTACAACACCGTAAACGGGTCGGAGTGGGATTGGATTGTGGTGGATGAAACTCGTGATGTCCGAAACTTTGAGTTCGCCTTGGGTAAACTACGGGCAAGGATGCGTGGTCAAACTTTCAAAGGATTGAATCTTACCCATAAAATCCTAACCGCTACCACTCCACCCGACAATGTCAAGTACTATCTCGAACTCAAAGAAGCCAGCCAAATCGAATCAAATCGGATTGCAATTGTTCAAGCCGAATCTTATGTCAATCAACACAACCTGCCATCTGGCTATATCGAGCAGTTGGAAGCCACTCTTGACCCTCAAACATTCAAGCGTGAGGTACTGGCTCATTTGATTACAGCACAATCGTCAATCTACGCCTATTCGTTTACTCGAAGCGTTCATGTCGGCAAAGTCGAAGAAGACCCGAACCTGCCTATTTACATTTCATTCGATTTTAATGTTAGCCCAATGACTTGTATTTATGCTCAGCACACGCCAGACAGGAAGCGAATCAGGATAATCGGAGAGGAACGGATAATCAATTCTGATGTCACCGAACTATGCCAGCGTATCAAAAGCAAATACCTGAACCAGCACAGGTTGATATTGACTGGGGACGCTTCTGGAAGAAACAGAACGACAATTTCAAAAGGGCTATCCAACTGGAAAATAATCAAAGGCGAACTGGGTGTAAGTGAGGCTCAGATACGATTACTTTCGGCTAATCCGCTCAGCGTGGATTATATCGTACTACTAAACAGCATGCTGGCTAAGCATGGTAATATCATGATTGATTCGGGTTGTAAGTATTTAATTCAAGACATGGAGTTAATGCAACGGGCAGATGATTCGGGCAAGAAAGCACCAGACGCATTGACTGGTCACTTATTCGATTGTGCCGAGTACTACCTTTGGACATTCCATCGGCAGTTTTTGGATAGATTTGCTAAAAAGGGTAACTTTACATCAATATGAGCAACCTTAAAAACATTTACACCGATTCAAATGGCATCGAATGGCGTTCATTCGAAACATGGGGAGATATTCCAGCCAATCGAGTTATACCTGCTGACCTTGCCGTTCGTAGGGCTTCGATGGGATTGAATCCAGAACGATTGGTTCAGGCGTTTGAAGAAATTAAACAAGATTTAAACGCTGGTAAAATAGTCGATGGATTTGCCAAGTTTGACCAACTTCAAAAGCGAATCAACGACATTCCAGATGAATCGTTACTGCAAGATTTAGCCTGTGTATTCGTGATTCATCCCGATGAAGAACCGCTTGATTTTGACCCGAAAATGCAACGGACGAAAATCGAATTATGGAAGCAGGACGAAGAAGCACGGTTTTTTTTTATTCAGTTGGCAGTGCGTTATACAATGGACTTATCGGACATCTCAGACGCCTATATCCGTATGCATATCCTTCAAAGGAGTTTGACGGAGTCGAGCGACCCAAGCAAGAGTATCTTTCCCTTAGCCGAAACTGGGCTGATGAGTTCTCAACCTGCGTAACTGAAGTGAACTTATTACATCGTATGGCTTGCAACGGTTCGATAACTGAAATTAAAATGCTTGAACGAATGCCAATTGAAGAGTACGCCTCGACAATCAACGCATGGAAATACGAGTTACACTTAAAACAAAAAAGCGTTAAGGTATGATGGTACTAATATTTTTAATCGGAGTTATTTGCGGAATAGCACTAACAGCATTCACTTATGGCGAGCGTTAACAGACAATACAGACGAGGCTTAATTCGTGCCGTTATTGACGATACCGGAAAGGTAATCGGTCATGTAAAAAAGACGAATCGTGGCAAATGGGTTGATGTGAAACTAAATATCGGGAAGTCCGTTTAAGGTTTTATGAAAATAGAAGTATGTATTGATTGCAAAGTATTAAAAAAAATACATTGCAAAGGTTTATGTCAATCCTGTGTAACAAGACGATATAGAAGTACAGAAAAAGGAAGAGAAGCCACAGAAAGATATAATAAAACTAAAGCCGTTGAGGCAAACAGAAGGTATAGAGAAAGGATAAGGCTTTCGAAACCTCCTAAACCACCAAAACCTCCCAAACCTCAGAAGCCTACCAAAAAACCAAAAACAATAAATCAATCATCTTACAATGATTT